CAATTCAAAATATCGAATGAGAGCTTTACCCTTTAGTTCTCTATTAACTGTTTCGTCCATTTCTTGTAACCAACTCAAAAATTCTGTGGTTGATAAATCTTTGTAATCCTGAAATGGTTCTCCACATTTTGTACAACATGGGATATATGTGAAACCATAATAAACTTGTGGAATAGATTTTCCATTACTAAAAAAAGATTGACCTGCCTTTACAACATATCTGCTTTCAATATATTTAGAAATATTCCCACATTTTTTACATTTCATAAATAAATCTTCTCCAATCCATTGAATGTTATTATTCTGTCTGTTATAATTAAATTCATATTTATTTGAAGGAAGGTGCTGTAATGAAAACTTGTCCAAAATGTAAAGGTGAAATGAAATTAATAGAAGAAACAAGGGGGGCGCTAATTAAAGATATAGAAAGCATTCCTACTAATCCATATGAATCAATCCATAAAACTGCTTATTATGCACAAATATATGTTTGCACAGAATGCGGTTTTGTTGAACAATATGTACCACATGAAAATTTAGACAAAATATTTTAATGTTTTTACTATACCCTATTATCTGGATCGTTCGTATCATTTTCACGAGTTACTTCTCCGGCAGCACTCAAATCTCCATCATCCATTGCTGGCCTACCACCATCATCGGATTTATCTCCAGAAGCAGATGTTGTATATGACGATTTCAGTGGATTCCACAAATCAAAAATATCTTTGAACATCTTACCTTCATGTACTGTGTTTCCAATCATAGCAGAGGGAGATATGCCACTTGCTGCGCATAATCGCTCTTTATTTGGAGCGCTTGCCTGTGCTAGTTTTAATTCTCTATTGATTACATCTGCTTCATTGAAAATGGTTATATCTAATATTTTGTAAACAAACTGATATGAAGGATAAATATATTTGCGTAACTTCATTTGCAAACTCATCCAATTTTCCAACATACGATAAATTCTAAAAATATCAGCACTATCATTTGTGATTGACAATTTTAATTCCGATCCGCTAGAAGCACCCGACATAAGAGCTTCGCTAACACCTTGATTTGCATACATTTGTGTAGTGGCATCTGCAACTTTATCTCTATCATCAGAATTGCTTGATGAAAATTCTACTGACTTAACTTCTCCAGGATAGGGTAGCACCCCTATATTTTCCTGTACGACATTAAGGGCAGTTTCCACATATGGCGTGAGCATATTATCGTCCATTGTCACTTCTCCGTCTTTCATAGGAACAGGAAGCACCAACAATTTATACGCATCATTCACAGCCTTGCTTTTTGCCAAGTCCTTATATTCGTCAATCAAAAGAATATCAGCAATCATTGGGAAAAACGGTGGAAATAGATGAAGAAAATTGCTGTTATACTTTATACAAAATCCATTTTCATAAGGTATATCTACCAGATTATTTAAAGATATGTTTTTTGATTGCTCTAATAGATTTTGCAATTCAGATGGAAGAGTATCATAATATGCATTGGATAAAAGACTTCTATTTATAGCAAACTCATAAACATTTCCATTTACAATTTTTCTGATTTCACAATATCTGGGGTCAAGGAAGAAATAAGATATATCTAAGTCAGTTTCTATAACAAATGCAAAACAAGCATCATTTAGATACATTCTTTTTGTGATGTCATGAATATTATTCCCTAAATTAAATTTACTTACTTGAGAAGCAAACTTTATAAAGGTTTTTTTGTATGTATTTTCATTTACTTTAAGAAAAGATATATCTGTAATTTCTTTATCTATATAGTAATTCAACTTTGACATATTAGAGAAATAATCTATGAGTCTTCTCATATATCCTGATTTCTGATACATATAATCCATTAACTTTAATATCTGTGTTCCATATCGTTCTGGATATTGGCACATATTTAAAATTTGCTGTCTTGAAAATCCGCAGATACGTTGTGGACGAATAGATTTATTTAAAGCAAGTTCTGATAATACCAATCGTTTTATAGCTGCAAAATCCATAGTTTTTGATTTGCATGATGTAAAGTTATCAAATGCTTGCTTATCTGAATTATGTATTTTGGATGCTTGCTCATCGGTTATAATAGATGATTCGGACTTATTTTTTTCTGTACTTATTTATCTCACCTTCTTCCGTTTTGTGACTTGTGAAAATTTAGTATGATCTTACTATAGATGGTCTACGTGCCATTGATAGGATAGTAGAATGGACATTTTTGCTGCTCTTTGGTTTTTGCATAATCTCTATTTGACGTGCGACCCAATAATTATAGCCAAGACTACTATATCTATCCTTGCGTTCTCCAGATTGTTCTTCAATCCTTACATTGTTGCCATTTATCTTACTGTTTAACTTTATTAATTCGTAAATAAGAAGTGTGGTTTGAATATATGGCATCTTTTTATCAGTCTGCTCATAGATAGATAACCTAGAGAATCCTTTTATTTTATCTCTTAATATTTCTTCAGCTTCAAATTCAGACACTAACAAATTGATTTTTCCATTTTTAAAGCCAGCTCTTAACATAGTGCACATTTCATTATTGAAAGACTGATTAGCCTTAATAGACCATACAACTTTTGGAGCATTTTTAACCTTACAGCGTTCTTCCATATCTTTATTATTACAGCAGGAGAGAGCATTAAATGTTTCTCCCGTATCTGGATCCAACTGATCCTTAATAATGAAGTCATATACGCCAAGTCCTATGCCATTTGTATCAATTGCAATATCTGTACATTTCATAGAGTAATATAATCGCATGACTATCAATCCAAGTTCATCAGTAGTCAGCCCCTCATGGTTTTCTGCATATACTATATTAGAAATGTAATTATTATTCCCTGTAGGGATGCAACTATTAATCATAATGGAACTTGCGTCATTGTTCTTTTTCTTTTTAGAAGCCATTAATGCAATATCGACAGATAAAATACGCCTTTCATTTATTGCTAAATCAGGAACTTTATATTTTGAAGACGGAGGATACATTGCTGTTTTAAGTTTTCTGCGTTTCGAAACATCATCAAAAGAGAAAAAAGCATCACCAGTATCACCATACCAGAAGCATCCCATTTCCATAGAAAATTTCGTCTCATCAAAATCGGCTTCAGACATTTCATCCTCAACCTGTTCTCTGGACAGAAGATTTTCTTTAATAGCAATTTGATAGGGGAGTCCACATATAAAATACTTTTTCGTAGCATCAAGAAAGTTCACAACATATGCTTTTGCTTTGTCAAAACTCCAGTGCGACTTGTACCAGCAACTTGACATGTATATCTCTTTGTTACGTTCTGCAAGATGCTCATATTCTTTTTTGTTTAGATATCCGGGAGTACGAGGAGCAGTCAAGAATTTTCTAAGAACAGTATTAATTACATCTAAATCAACCATTCTAAACTCATCAACAATCAAGATATTTGCTCTGGCTCCACGCCCGTTGTCGGAAGCAGTAACAACCCTAATCCATGAACCGTTTTTAAATTCTATAATGGCATTATTCTGACCTACTGATTTATTTGATATCTCATTATTCAGTAAATCAGATCCCCAGTCATAATTTTTACAGAAATCATCCGTAATTTTCAGGAGAACCTCATTAGCCTGAACACGGGTAGAACTTGCGACACATATTTTTGTTCCTGGGAACAGGATACACCTAACAACACAAAAAAGAGCCGTGAGCCAAGTTTTACCCAAGCCACGACTAGCACAAAACATAAAGTAGTTATTAAGCATCATTGCATACAGCAATATTTTCTGAAATAATTTTAAGTGTATATTGAGATAGTCTTTACAGAATCTTTGAGGATTTTTACGGTAGAATGCTCCCCAATAAGCGACTCCGTTCATCATTCTTTCCGCTTTTTCGTTAGCAACTTCTTTGGTAGTCATTTTGCGACTTTCAGCCATATAATCGCCTACTCATCATCTGTTTGGCTACCGAAGATAGCATCAAACAATGCTTCGTTATCTTCGTCACCTTCATATTCTGGACGCTCTACAGTGTATTTCTTAATAAATTTATTGTAGAGATTTGATAATCCATTTTTTAGTCCCATCATTTTTGCTAAGTGTCCACGGAAGAATACATCTATATATAAACCAAGCTTATCAACATCTTTTAATTCTTCGTCTATCTCTGGTAAAGGTCTTTCGTTTTCCCATTTTGCTAATAAAGTACCGAAAGTCTGAGCATCAGAAAGGGCATCTAAATTATTCTGTTTTGGTTTGAGATTTGCAGTATCGAGATAATCCTGAAATGTCTTGTCTAAGTCTTTTGTATCTAATTCTAAACGATTTGCTTTTAAAATCTCCAATTGCTTAAAACAGATGCGTTTAAAAACTTCTTCTTGTGCCTTTGTTTTACATTCGCATCTAGTAGTCCAATCTGTATACTGATCCTGAAGATATTGATAGTCATCATCTGAAAATCCTGTACCGAAGAATTTTACAGTTTTCAATTTGGTTTTTTTATCATCTTTTACATCATCAAGAGTTTCAATAACACCTTCCTTACGCTCTTCATCAAGAGTTGTATCAAAGGTTTTCCCTTTATATTGCGTTAAATTAGCACGAGATACATAAGTATGTATTCTGGAGCGATTTTTTGTAATCTTTCTACTTGCGTTCAAAAGACTGACATTATAATAAATATCAAACTTTTCGCAGATCCTTCTTATAGCAGCGTCCTCATCATTTCCGTATACTTCTGTATAATGTGAGAACATTCTGTCTAAGCAACGCTTACAGATAGGCAGATGATAATCCCAGCCAGCATACATTTCACTTTGAGAAGCTGGGAAATTATCATCTAATTTTTTATATGGAGTTCCACAAGTAGGGCACTTATAAAAAGTTGGTTCATCTTCTTTAGAATATTTTATTTTCTGAATTTCTGTATTTTTAGACGGTGCAGTAGTAGCAACACGTCTGTTTGACTTTGCTTGTGCCATAAGCACCATCCTTTCATTTCAAAATTTTGTTCAAATAAAAAAGACAGCCGTGATGACTGCCTGAAAACACATAGAGAGAATCGGACTCTCATTATTCGAGTGGTAATCGAAGGTCTTATCGTTAGACGATATGTATTGCCATAACTTTGTATAGAATTAAATACATTAAAAAATATTGACATAAAAAGGTAATAAAGATAAAATAATACGACACATGTATTTTCATAATTCTAATAATTTCATATATAAAATTATTTTTTGATAAAATATATCTAGACAAGTTATAAAGTTTAATTTGGAAAAGGAGGTGATATATTTTGAATAAACGTATAAAATAATAATTGCTACCATATCCGCATTGGGAGGCGGTGGCTTTATTTTTAATATATTGTTAAAAATATTTACTTATATTAAAAATCAATACAATGAGGATAAATTCTATGGTTTGATATTAATAATAATTTTTGCCTTATTTATTCTTGTAATGTGTATATGTTTTGTAAAGCCTATTATAGAGTGGTGTTTTATAAACATATTACATAAACGAGAAATAGATAAAGGAGATGGTGAAATAAAAATTGCAAGAAATCAAACAAAAAAAATAATTGATTATTATATAGCAAGTAAAAAAAGTAAAAAGAATATAAATGAGGAAA